GATGGTGTTGAATATAAATATCGAAAAGCATCATCAGAAGAATCCATATATAGTCACATAATATATAGTTCCGACCCAATATTGAAAAAATGGATCGAAATTAATAATAGCATACCATTGTTCCATATACTACTGGACCTAATCGAATTAGCTGAATAAAATATTAATATCTTTTTTATCAAGACTATTTCATTCACGTTGTCATACGAAATCGTGGTGGTAAAAACTTTCTTCGTGGTGAACGCTTTGATCGTCTTGATCGTGGTGACCGTCTTGATCGCGGTGACCGCTTTGATCGCGGCGAACGCTTCGGATGTGGTTGACACTTGATATGAGGTGATGATGCACGTGTTTTACCAAGCAACCATAATGGGATTCTATATCCTGGGGCTGATGGAACGGCATACGGATAAATAGAACCGATTTGTGGCGGACCCACCTTTTTTGTTCCAAGTTCATTCCGACATACGGCACTCAAAGTTGGGTTGGTAATACACTTACCCTGATCGGCAATAAATGTTCGCATACCCCGATCACCATCAAACGCTGAAAGTTCATCAACTCGGACCCAACCACAAACACCAATTTCTGCACTATCATGCACCGACAATATCTTGCGTGCATCTGTTGTGGTCATTGTATTCAGGATGACAATGGAGTAATACTCTTCCTTGTTCCATGTCCGATCGCCGACATATAACTCTCCAACATTATGCCGGCTAATATCTTCGAACGTTAATGTTACCCCGGTTTCTTCACTCAATTCACGGATAGCACATGTTGTTCGCGTGATTGACCAATCGCAACCGGAACTCATGATGTCTTCAGCATTAACGGAGCCTTTTGGGAAACCCAGAATTGGGGATGAATTGATGCCGGAAGCGACAACTGTTCGATTGGATACAACAAGAACATATAAATTGGTCTTGCCATATTGATCCGTGATTAATGCGAAAACGATTACTCCAGCGCTGAATTTTGCGGTTAGTGGATACATGTCGTGTGAAATATTATACGTGATAATAGCTTATATTTTGAAATATTAATAGGATAATTCAAAATTTATTTTGTATTAAAAAACGAAATCGGATAATAAATATGTCGACATATTATTGGTACTATTGGAACCCATCAAATAAAAAAACCAGTGATTTAGGAATAGAATGTATAAGACATACAAAGGGAGTATTTGGTGAAAAAAAGGCTGTTGATTTTACATATTGTCGTGGAAAACCAGTACCATCTGGTGATTCAAAATATACAAGAGGATATTATGCAGAACGATTATGTTCTGGTACAATAACTGCAAGTGATGTGAAAAAAACAAAATATTTAACAGGTAATTATCTTGGAAAAGCATTTACCACAAAATGTTCAATTCCGGACTATCAATCATTTTGTTTAAACACAAAAAATATTGGTACCGCTGGGTGTTTACATCGCTGGGTTCGCGCAGTATATGGTACGGTACCGAAATCATTTAATTTGGATGTATCGAAAATAACGGAACAGCAGAGACGTGAAACGGCACAATTACTTAATACATATTTAATGGATATATTGGAATCAAAAGACCATGATAAATTCAAACGTGCGATGACCGAGCCCAATATTCGATTAGCATTAATGAGTGAGAAGTCATCAATATTCGATCAGGTGGTTACGGCATATTGTAAAATATTCCCTGGTGATGTTATATGTAAATGCATCAAAAATAAATTGACAGAAAAATATGGTGCCGGTCTTGCGGTAATGACTGGATGTGATCTGGAAGGTGGATATAAAACAGCAGCAATGAAACAAGTAAAAGATGTATCGATTATAGATTGTAAACAATATGTTGATATCGATGCTGGTGATCGTGCATATGTTTCAGCATCGGTGAAACAACGATGTCAAAGTGCCATCAGCACAAAAACAGACACAAAAACAGACACAAAACCGACCATAACAAAACCAACTGTAACGAAACCAACATCAACACAACCAGCAGTAATACCCCCAGAAACAGAAACAACAACAATATCACCTATAATTTGGTTATTGGTGATAATTCTGGCGATATGGGTAATCATGAGAAAACGCGGAAGTACGGATGTGTATCAATATCGCCAGCCGATATATGATCAACCAAGATACCGATAATTCGTGGTAATATTTTTTTGTGTTGCTTTAAAACGGGAATAACGATGACATCATATGAATGGAAATCATCATCTAAATCACCACACTATGAATGTATAAAATATTATTTGAAAACAGAATCACACTTGTTAGGACCAAATACACGAAAACCAGCAACTAAAAAAGTCTCAGCTAAATATTGTTATCATAGCAAACCGAAAGACACAACTATTGGCGACACCGTATGTTTAGCAACAAAAGATGGTGGACATCCAGTAACAGGTTCATGCACAAGAGATCAGTTTAAACATGCGTGTGTTGGTGATAAAATATTAGATCCAATATGCCAAACAGAATGGTTGAGTCGACATTATGGTGATGGCGCGGATGGATCTGATTATGCGGTGGCAGGTGCAATTGATCCAACGGCACTAGCAGTGAAAAACAGTTTGAATGATATGGATACAGCAAAACGTATTGATATAATACAAAATAATAATTATGTTAGATTTACCATCAAGGATCACTCGGGTATGTTTGATGACATAATGTCTGAATATTGCTCCGTAAATCCCGGTGATGATTTATGTAAATGCATCAAAAGCCCATTATCCGGTAAAATATCCGATTCCAGTATTGCCTTGATGACTCCTTGTGGGGCGTCTGGTGGATATTTCACTCAAAAAATGAAAGATGCACATAAGGTTAGTGTTCTTGACTGCAAACAAATATTGAAGGTGAATAAAAGTGGTACCGCGGTAGTAGATCTTGATGCTGTACAACAATGTAAATCGATGATTGGTGATGATGGGGCGACGACAGATATCCAGGGGGGTGGTATTGTAGCGGATGATCCAAAAAGTGATCCTGGAACAACAACGAAAACCAGCACCACAAAAATAACAAATAAAAAAATGAGTGGTCTTCAGCTTTTGCTTCTTGTTATAATATTATATATAATTATTCATATGGTTACGAAAAAAAATAAATATAGACGTGTTATGACAACAAGACCACCGATCCGTGGATATCGATATTAATTTATGGTAAAAGATCAATACCGGTATAACCGGCATCTCGACACCCTTTTTTTATTTCTTCAAGTATACGAACATCAAGATCTGGTGGCGGTCTCCCAATCATAGCGAATATATCTTCATCTGACATACCTGGACGAATATCAATGGTTGGCTCCCCAAACAATATATGTCGTTGGTCTATTGGAACATCATCAGAAGAAGAAGTTTCTGGATCTGGGAAATCCCCATCATCCGATTCACTATCAGATAAAATATATCGTATTACACCACTTTCTGGATCACTTTCTGGATCACTTTCTGGATCACTTTCTGGCTCACTTTCGGAGTCACTTTCGGAGTCACTAATATGGTAAATACCAATTTTTTCATGAGAAACCGGCTCAGACCTACCATGCATAGCGATCCAAGTTCGATATCTACGGACTGACATGGTATTACCCCAATCAACAGCCCTTGGATATCTTGGATCAATAAATGGTATTGGGGGGTCGGGTGTATCATCAAGTTCATGTGTGATAAAATTAATGATATTTGTTGCACTGGAAGGAATAAGTGGCAATAGTTCTTCATATGGAATATCATGTTGGTGATGGATATAGCGAATGATAACGGATGTATCCAACTTTACACCTAAATCGAAGATTTGATCCCTAGTTGGCTGTAATATCTTCAACAACCATTGAATCTGACGATTATTTAATTCATATTTCACAAGTTTTTCGGACTCCCAAATGGGTTCTTTTTCTTGTATTGTTAGATATCGAACAATATTGAAATTATTGTGTTCAATTGCTATTTTTAATATATCACCAGAATCATATCCACTGATATGTTGGAAATATGCAATAAATTCAACGTTGTCGGTTGGGACTCTTAATAAGTGACCAGCAATTGATTTCATTTTTATTGTAAATTCATCTTTTTTCGAAAACAATGAAGGTGACTGATCAAGAATCATCCGATATATCTCAAGCTTATCATATTGCATTGCAGTGATTAACATTGTTTCAATTGATTGAATATATGGAAAAATTTCTGATATAAATGTCATATCGCCGTTTTTAATGGCTGTCATGCACGCTGTATCAGCAACGGTTTGTCCATATGTGCTTGGCACATAGTCCAGTAACTTTGCTAATAATTCACTCATTGTGCTTTTGTTTTCGTTATTTTATATTTAACATTAAAAGTTATTCAAAATTAAATGGTATGTTAGGAATATTTGATGATTTCACATTAATTGTCGTTGCTATATTTATTATATTTTTGACCTCAACCGGTTTCATAACATGGAGTATACTAAAACCATTAAAAAACCTGAGTTATTCATTGGCATTATAACCCTAAAAAATTGAATGTGACCAACAATAAATTACAGGGATAACCTGTCGTCTTATTCTGAAGATGACCGATCATCCCTGGGAAGGGTTGACAGTCATCGGCAGAATGGCGTTAGCCTTTTTTAGTAGTCATCAGATCCGTTTTTTTTTAATAACGAAAAAAACTATAATGTCCGGATAATCCAGACAAAATGGCTTTTTAATATGTGTCTCACATATATTCAATGGCTAATGAGACCACCTTCAATATCACATAGATCTATCAAAGATTGATAGATTAATATTTGCATTATCCGAGATTGACTGGATATTTAACGGGTTGCCACCCGGTATATTTATAACACGACACATTCGGGGTCAGCGTGTTATAAAATACACATCACACTGTACTATCAAACCGGCATCAACTGCTGCAAACCTCGAGAGGTTGCGCGAAATGATGGGTTCGCCTCATACAACAAGCACTCTCATACAACCCCGCACTCTCACACTACACACCACACACAACACATCACACAACACATCACACAACACAGACATCAAGTCAGAGACTTGATAACACCACCAAGGATTTCAACGATGGTCTCCTTCTCGGCTTCGAGGGTCGTCAATTCCTTGCGGAACAACTCCTTCTCGGCTTCGAACTTCTCCTTCTCGGCTTCGAGGGTCGTCAATTCCTTGCGGAACAACTCCTTCTCGGCTTCGAACTTCTCCTTCTCGGCTTCGAGGGTCGTCAATTCCTTGCGGAACAACTCCTTCTCGGCTTCGAACTTCTCCTTCTCGGCTTCGAGGGTCGTCAATTCCTTGCGGAACAACTCCTTCTCGGCTTCGAGCTTCACCTTCTCAACCTTGATCTGGAGGACATCACAGCTGAGGTCAAAATTGAACCTCTCCTTGGCCTCCTTCGTCTCCGCCTTGAGGTACGCCACCTCAACCTTGAGGTCCTCCTTCTCAGCCTTGAGGTCCTCGACCTCATCCCCGAGATCACACGCATCATTCCACGCCGGGGACGATGGTGGTGAAAGATCCCAAGGAAAGCGTTCCGGCTTCTCCGGGGACGATGGTGGAGAGGAATCCGATATCCAAGACGGGATGGGGGATTCTTCCTCATCCGTTGCAACTGCATCGTCCTTCGCTTGCGCTTCATCCCGCGCTAACCGCCACGCGACGCACGCCGGGTCCTCGTGGAAACCAGCAAGGTGTTCTCGTTGGCTTGCGCTAGCCGAGTTCACCAACTCCCCCAACTCAGAAAGGGATAGTGTGCGGCGGGACGTCGGATCCCAGCTCGACATTTGGAAACGTGTTCGGGATCCCCCTCCTTTCTTGGTTGTGCGGGTATGCACGATGAAGTCGCCATTGTTCTGTAGCACTAACCGAACCAGCTGCTTCAGGGCTGAGAACCGGGCGCGCTGTTGGTCGGTCAGCCAGCGCACGCGTTTCTTCTGGGGCATTCTCTCTACATATGGATTGTCAACCCACGAGTGCACATGCTCGAACCGCACCTGCCCCTTCGAAAATCGAATAGCTGAGAGGCACTCGTTAAAAGACCTCCGCTTCTCCTCGACCTTGTGGTGCATTGCAAACACGAACGCAACATACAGAGCCACCTGGGTGACCCCGTCTTTGTTGTCGCATACAACCTTTGCTGCAGCTCGGATGGCATCAAAGGCGTCCTGGGCTTCGCCCGGGAACACCTTTTTCACAATCTCGAGGACATACTCCATAAGCTCCAGCGAGGGCGAAAGCCCGTGCACCGCAACAAGGTTCTTCTTCAGCACCTTCTCGCGTTCGAGTACCAAGACACTAAGGTCTCGTTGGACACCGATCCCTCGCGTAGACACGGGAAAAGACCCATATCTATATAGGGACGAACCCGCGGACTCGCGCTCCGTCGCGATTACATCATCAACGTAGCCTCCTACGTCGTGCTTCACTCCTTCCTCTCCCTCCCCGCATTCTTGCTTGACAGACATTTTTCGCGTGTTCAGCAACACAACTAAAAGAGAACTAAAAGAGAAGTAAAAGAACTTCTTAATTAGATATTGGATAAATTCAATTTTTTTTTGAATGATTGTTTTGATATCTAAAATATGGATCGAAAGAAAAAAACACATAAATTTGTATGGTTGCTAAATGATTATTTTCCGATAGATGTCATTAAAAAATTACGTTATGATACAGAAGCAAGTTATAGTGTAACCGATCCAACCATATCTGAACATATATGTTCAGTATTATTAAAACAACCCAACATAAGTACCAAGTCTGTTATAACTGATGGATTTGCATCGGTTGGTGGAAACACATGGTTTTTCGCTAAATATTTTAGTACCGTAAAAGCGAACGAATTAGACAAAACCAGATTTCATATGCTATCACATAATTTAAAAGTCTTAGGACAACGAAAAAAAGTTAAGGTGTATAACCGTAATTACTTAGATTTATATGATAAACTTAGCCAAGATATAATCTGGTTGGACCCACCATGGCTTATAGATGAAAAAACAGCAAAAAAGTTTAAATTAATGTATTCTGCGCATGATATACCGACATATAAATCATTGAAACAAATGAGAATATATTTGAGACAGACCGATGCATTATTACCCCCAATTGAAATAAGTGAATTAATTGGGAAACGAATAAAGAAAACCAAATATATCGGTTTGAAAATTCCTAAAAATTATGATTTGAAATATCTCCGGAAAATGATAACTGGGTCGTTTAGTATATTCACGATCGAAGAATATCCTCGCCCGAATTCAATGAAAATTATTTATCTAAAAAAAATATAAATGTCATATATATTTTTTTTTATTTATTTATTCATCCTCAGACTCATCCTCAGATTCATCTTCAGACTCATCTTCAGATTCATCTTCAGACTCATCTTCATCCTCAGACTCATCCTCGGACTCATCTTCAGATTTATCTTCCGATTTATCTTCCGATTTATCTTCAGATTTATCTTCCTTGGGTGTCTCTTCAGATTCGTCTTCCTTGGGTGTTTCTTGAGATTCGTCTTCTTCAGGTGTATCCACCGGCGAATCTTTCTTGGGAATTTCTTCACTGATATAGATGTGTGGCTCTAACTCCGGGATATCATCATCAATGGCACATTCGTCTGCAGAAATTTCTTCAACATCACTATCGACGCCATCATCAATATTGATGGATGGTTTTTCGATATGTGCAACATCGGTTGCTGATGAGTCAGAAAGAATATCATAAAGATTAATTGTGCGGATTGGTTCAACAACCGGTTTCTTGAATGCGTGCTTTTTGACAACCCGTTTCTTAGAGAAGTGTTCTTTGGGTGATAGTTCGTCATCATCACCACACCAGCATGGATGTTGAAGCAAAAATTCTTCACCAAGAACCCGATAATACTCCTGCGGTGATGTAAAATGAATGCGGGTACATGGGCGTTTCGATCCAGCCGCAAACTTAAAGCGACATGCGTCACCAAACCAACAGACTTGTTTACCACCACTGTGGACAACTGGAATTGTATATGAACTCTTCGAAAATTGCGCATTCGGGAATGACCGATAGCATGCACCAACAATGATCTTGTATTGGACATCAATCGGCATTCGTCGAAGCAATGCGTTGTATGGCTTGATTAATAGCCACGGTAGACCGCTAAATGCGACATCACGTGCCGTTCGTGCTGTAACCGATAGGTCACCACCTTTCTCGCGGATGGAACGTGATAGGTATCCAGGTTTGATTTCGTGTGCATACGTGCATTTTGACATCGTCGGTGAAACCGCCTCAAACCCCTCTGCATCCACAACAGGTGTATCTGTGGTGTGTTTTGTACATTCTGGTCCATATCGGCATAGATGTTGAATTGATTGACCTTTCGTCTTGAATGCGTTTGTTGCAACCCGATGAAGATTTGTGTTTGCATATGAAGCCATTGTGATAACACCACCTTCGTGGGTGTAACCATGACGTTCGCATACTTTCTTTTCTGTGCCTTTCTTGACGTAGGTGTGACAGGATGTACTATATAAACACAGTAATTTGGTATTATCCTGATTTAGTAATGGTTTTTTCCGAAGACCATCCGAATCAGCTAGTCCTCTGCAACTGGCAATCAATACACGTTCTGCTAATGTATAACCATATTCGGCATGGATTGTTTGAAAAGTAGCAAGGTTAAGTAATTGTCTTCCAAATACGTCCGGTCGGACTAAATACGCAAATGGATCACTTGCGGTTGATTTAGTAGCCATTATTGACTATTTTGTTAATTGATAAATTTAGGTAATTCAAAGATTATTTTAGAATAACTTCGAGTATTTAATTTAATGTTTACCATTTCAATTTTTAATCTAAAAAGAAATCGAACAATTGAAAAAAGCAAAACAATACAAATCTAAAAAAATGGCAGAATTAAAGCCTCTCGGTGTTAGTGATATACAAACCGCACTTGCCATCATAAACAAAATATGTAGTACAAAAACAAAATTACACCCAAACGAATTACGTGATGTTGGTGTTTTGTTTAGACGATGCAAAATGACTATCGAGGAATATGTTCGCGATGGTGGTAATCTTCGTGATGCACCACTCGATCCGAATAAAATTTCTATACCAGATATGATTCATGTCATAAAAATCATTGAGCGTTTGGCGGAACCTGGACTTCAGGGTATAGAATTGCTTGATGTTGGCGCTTTGCGCGACAAAATAACTATGGTGATTGAGGACGAAATGTACGAACAACGCAAACGTATGCGTGAAAAGGCAATGGCACCAACCGAGACGTTACCAACCATTATGGAAGAACCGGAAGAGGTGTTACCGGTAACTCGAGATGCCAGTGTTGTATAATAACAATAATTAGAATCATATATATTTTTTTAATTTAAAGAAATACCTCAATCTTAAAAAACAAAAACGAAAACAGAAACAAAAAATATGGAGTCAACACAGGATCCCCGTGCATTCACCACAAATGATTTAACATTGATTAATAAAATTATTGATGGTGGTATGAAACGTGGTGTGTTCGGCGCCGACGAATTAGGTGAATTATCTGTGTTTTCCACGAGAATGCGCCAACTACTGGAGGCTGGACTCAAGGAAGAGGCAGAAGCACACACAAGCGAGGAGGCATCGGATGAAAAAAAAAGTGCGTGAGTGATGATTTAACGGGAGATAAATCGGAAAGTGATAAATTAATAGATGATTTAACGGGAGATAAATCGGAAAGTGATAAATTAATAGATGATTTAATGGGTGATAAACCGGAAAGTGATAAATTAATAGATGATTTAATGGGTGATAAACCCCAAACCGATGGAATCGAATCAATGGTGGAGGGATTGTTGTTTGACACATTAGACGCAATGGCGTGTGAACAACATAAAGATCGTGCTGTGATAGATCTATCAGGTCAAACCGATTATGCTGATGATGTATTGGATATTGACCAACTAAGAAAATCGGTATTGGAATATTAATTGTTGAAAATCAAAACTTTTTTGTATCATATTCAAAAAACAGAAATAAAAAAAAAACACAATGAACCCATTGATATTACTAGTAGTTGCCGTATTCTTAGTTGTTCTGGCAAAATCTATAAAAGACGAAATACCCGAAACACCAGAAACACCAAAAACAGATAACACACCAAAAACAGATAACACACCAAAAACAGATAACACACCAAAAACAGATAACACACCAAAAACAGATAACACACCAAAAACAGATAACACACCAAAGACGGATGATAAGCCAAAGACGGATGATAAGCCAAAGACGGATGATAAGCCAAAGACGGATGATAAGCCAAAGACGGATGATAAGCCAAAGACGGATGATAAGAAAAAATCGGGAACAGACGTGCCGTCATCAGTTAAGAAGATAATCGATAAGATTGATAAGAAGCACGGGCATGGTCCAATAATTCCGATAGGCAAAGGAACATTTATTCCAGGTAAAACATGGGGAAAGCCAACTCGACATCACACGCCAAAACCATCAACGGCACATAGACATAGTCAGCATCCTAAGGTTTCACCAATACATACTGGAACGGGTATTATTCCGGGGATAGGAACATTTATTCCAGGTAAAACATGGGGAAAGCCAACTCGACATCACACGCCAAAACCATCAACGGCACATAGACATAGTCAGCATACTAAGGTTTCACCAATACATACTGGAACGGGTATTATTCCGGGGATAGGAAGTGGTGGTCTCGCACCAGTGCATCATAGTAGTCATAAGAAACATGTAACAACACACAAGAAAAAACATACAAATACCTATATACCGACGGTTGGTGGATTTACACATCCGATGTAAATTTATTTAGATAAATTTTTTATATCAAAACGCCGACAACGTTTTGTAACTATTCCAGATTTAGAAACCAAAAACCACAATGAATTATCACACTCATGTGTTCTAGCACACATATCACAAAACGCTGGAAGTAAACGATCATATGATACTATAAAACAATCTGGGTTTTCTTGTATATCTCTAAAGATAAATGCGTTTAGTTCACTTGTGGTCATAATTGTAGTACATGCGGATTCAATTTGAGTATCATCAATCATAACTGATGTGCTAATTGTTTTGGTTGGTGTTGGTTTGCCGTATATGCTGGATAACACGGGTGGAAGCAATATTGTTTTTTTTGTATATGTGATTAAAGTGTCTTTTTTGTTGTGTTTGGTTATAATAGTTTTGATGCGATCTGGTTCACCAATTTTATGACAACCAACAAGACGAAAATTTTGAATGGAATTATGGACATCATCAATCATATCATTATAATTAATTGATCGTAAAGTTGTTCGTATTAATGTTCCCCCAGATACCGATGGATGTCTTGACTTATATTCCGTCAAAAACTCGTCAAGAGCGATATGTTTTGATAACACATTGACAACACCATTACATATAAGACGAGCCTCACCGGCAGTTGGAATCGATATATTTTGTGTTATCAGATGATATCCATATTTGTAACGTCTTTTTGGTTTACTGGTAAAGCCTTTTGATTCACATATAACTACGGATATATCACCAACGGCATCTTCATATACATTATGTATAACATATTTAATAGCGAAAACAATATATTCGATTGCGTATTCGCATATTTTTTTTGACCATGATTTTGGTATATTATCAATATCCAGTTTAAATTTTTGTGGTCTAAATCCATGTATAACTTCATGTAATGATCTTTCACCGACCTTTATTGAATTACGATATTCAAATACGTTTTTTTGTGTTGGAAATATGGAATACAATTGATATGTTGTACCTTTTTTCTTTCCTTTTCTGCATTTGATTTCTCGGCGTATGAGAAAGAGATTAGCAATATGTGTTTCAAAATGTGTGAATTTATGTTGGATTGCCCCACATGTTTTATCACATGTTTTGATATTTTTGCATTTGATGCGATAAAACGACTCGCACATAATTAAGACGAATTACTGTTTATTTAATGTTATAAATATGTCTTCAATTTTAGAATTAAAAACTGAAATAGTAAATCAAAAACATAATGACTTATAAGTATTTGATATTTTGATATTTGATAATGCCAAAAACAGCAAAAAAAAAGATAACAACAAAAAAGACAACAACAGAAAAGACAAAACCGATCACAAAAAAACGATTAACCGAAAAGAAATATCCCATATTATCACCAAGATATAGAATAAATCATGCACATCCGGAATGGGAGAAGCATTTATTAAGTGCATGTATGAATATGCTATGTGGTAAATTAATATCATTCAATGGTGGAGTGATTGAATGGTCCTCGAAATATATGGAAAAGCGAAAAGAGAAGATGGTATTGGGTTATCAAATACCAACAAAAATAAATGATCATATCATTGGTATATCAGAAGAGGCGATGTCTGAACAAATGCGTTTGGCACCGATATTTCCTATGGTTTACACTGATGATGGATATTTTCATCCAACTAAAGCAGATGAAATATACATGTCACTAAAGCTAAAAGGCTATGACATATATATGACATCAACATTATTAAATAATTTCAATGAATGGGTATACAGATATCTAAAAATAGAAAAAACGAAAAAAAAAGCAGATATAATATCACCGATACCAGGAGGGTTTACCTTTGATGATACCACTTATTCTGTTATGAAATATATTAATGGAACCGAAATACATTTTTCAGGAATTGGAAAAAAATCCTTTGAACACACATGTCAAATATTGTTATTTGATCATGTTGATATTACAATTAGCGTTGAGTGGGACTTTGATATGTCTGATAAAACTAGTTAATCGCGATGCCATTCATAATCACATTTCAAACAAACCAAGAAAGTGGTCATTCCTTCGTCGCTTGCACGCACCTGTTTTGTTGTCTTTAATGCTTCTCTAGCTTTACACTTTGGACAAGGGTAATAAGTTGAAACCTTTTTTTCTATTTTAGCTTCACCTCTAATTTGTGCCCGTTTTATAAGTTTATTATTTCTGATATCTAATAGTATGGAATTTTTGTAGACAACATCCTTCAAGGTTATATCTCCAAGTTTGATTCCAGATATTAAATAATAGTTTTTTCGTTGGGGGTCAAGAATACTCCATACGCGCAGACAAATACCACGATATATTATTTCTCTTTTTTCACTATCACGCATATCATTTTTAGCTTTATCATAACAAATTTCTTCTAATCGAAGTGCAATATTGGTTGCCTCATCAAACTCAAATTTTGATGCCAATAATATATATCGGAAATGAAGTCTGAGTATATATCGCGTATCAATGTCAGACATGATTATTTGATATAATGACTTTTATAAATATAAAATTCCTATTCAAAAAAAAACATTTATCAGATTATCTTTTTTTTGTCTGAAGTTCCTCAAATTTTATTTGAAAATCACGTTTGGTATTTTTCATGAGATCCACATCCTTAAGGTATTCACCGGCATTAAATATATCGACATATTTTGCAAGTGTTAGTAAATCATTTCGTGTTATTTTAGACATTTTCGCCATGGACATCGGAAATGTATGTTCGATAATACCACTAAGGTGTGAGATTGGTGAATGAACAGTTAATCCACCAATGGATCCGTCAAATTTATCACCAATAATACTATGTTTACTAATGTTACCATATATTATATCTTTTTTATGTAGTTTTTCGATTAGATCCAACAAAACGCGTTTTGTTATTTTTGGTATTTGTGGTATTTTATATACAATAATCATAATATCATTTGTCGGGAGTCCGGCTTTTTTGTCTTCGTATCTGTCTACTATATCGGTATCTTTATGACTATCAACGACATCACTCATGGCATATAAAATACGTAATGATGTGCTATTGAAAATATTACCATTATTTTTGATCATTTCAATCATAATTGGTTTCGCAAAAATATCATGATCCAATGTGGTCACCTCATCGAGTGCTTCCGGAATAATCGGAATCAAGCGAACGATACGATCATAATCATATATTAAACATGATAATAACTCAACAGCATGGATATCATTTGTGGCGTTTTTTGATATTGTACCATTTTTGGTTGTTTTTGTTAACACTATTGATTCACCGTCAGTAATTCCTTTTTGTAGTTTGTCCATTAGGGTATAATCAATGTATTTTTTGTAGTCGGAATATGACACACATCTTAACCAATTTTGTGGACCACAGCATAATAGATCTTTTTCCGGAAAAACTATAGCATAGGCGGATGACTCGGATGGTGTTAAGATTGAATAAATAATATACTCCATTATGATCTGTTTTTTAAATGAAATTAATGTTTGGAATTAAAAAGCAAAAAATCATATTCGTTATTTTTGGTTAAAATACTAAACCATCTACGTCTTTGGTTTTTGGTGTCAGAGGTACCAAGCGAGTAATTACTGATTTAGAAACCCAAGGTGTCCAAAATCCAGCGGTTGGCGCATCATCTTTCCACCTACATTTGTCGTAATACGTAGTTTTTTTGCTTGGATGGCAAATCGCAATGGCGTTTACCGGTTTTTCGTCCTTGTAAGCAGACACCACTATAATAACATTTCTTGGTGCATTTATGTCTTTTATGTCTTTTGGTTTGTTTCGCGTGTCCGCATATACCCATTAAACATTCATGTTTGGGTGGATGCCTATCACCACTAAAATGCCATTTCTCTTTTATAACTACTGGCTGTGCCATTTTTTATTGATGTTTTTTTTGTTATTATGTACATTTTTAGTATGCAATAAATCACTATATAAAAAAAAATATATATTTTTTGTTACTTAAACTGTATCATCTAAATCATCATCAGAGTCGAGTGCAGCCAACCCACTCTCAGCCTCTAATGCCACCGCTTCTGCAAATGCGTCTTCACGTGCCTTTGCTTCTGCTTTAGCCCGACCGACAGCACTCATTCGGACGCCACGTTCAGGTCCTTTATGTACAACATCACCAATGGTGATTGTTCGACCAGTCTTTCGTTCGATGTCGCGTTTTAGTCGTTCGGTGCCATCGACACGAATAGTTTCGAATCCATCCATATATTTGGGGTTGATAACACTTAGTTCGCTCTCATCATCTAGTTTCTGGATTTTTGCTGTTAAACGTGATAACGCACGATTGTCACATTCTTCTTCATTTTCGAGTATAACCAAATCACTATAATATTCGTGATATAGATAACGGAAATGTTCATGTTCGGCAACTTTACGTGTTAGCCACCATGCAATACCCGCACCAATAAACACTGTCAATCCACCACCCAACATAATCATATGTGCCCATAATTCTCGACGTAGATCTGTAGCAGAATTAGCCATGGTATGTAAAACACCGGATAAGATAAGTGTGATAAATGTACCAATCAGCCAATTCGAATATGAAAGTTCTTTTTGTAGGTGTTGTGCTTTTCGACCTTTTGTATCACGAATAAGTTGTTTTACAGATGTTATGAATATTTCTTGAGGAGAACTCATTTCCGAATATTTATTTTTTTGTTGTGTTTCTTTTATGTTATCATATTTTCCTTTAAATTGTTTAGGAAAAAATATATATGATATGGATTATACAATATAATTATTGGTGATCCAGACGGATTCAACATGCCGTAAACTGCGAATATGTAGATATTTCAGGTCATTGACAATATGTTTAATTCTTGTTTTTCGATCCTTGAGTTTTTTTATTTCATGAAAATAAGTGAGTCGCTTATCGGCAAACTTAAATAATGTGTAATATTTATAGTATCGCCGTATTTGACTATTTAGTCTGTATAATACAATTACTGCTATACAACATATTCCTGAACAAATCATTATCATTATTTTCGTAAAATCATCAAAGTTGATTTCGGCATAATTAATGCACATTAATACAAAAGCAGTCAATGATAATCCGAATAACACCAACTGACAAAATAGTCTCATCAATATTTTTATATGAAGTGGTCTAATATGTGCTCTCAACACATTATGTAATTCTTTTTGTGTTTTGTCAACAACCTCCGTTACAGTTAATCGTGGAAGAAGATCCATTTAATACAGCTATTTTTTACTATCAATGATTGTTTATTCGATTAATCATAAAAAAATATTTTTATATATTTAATTATAATCGTTCTGATGTATCAGTCAATGTTGTACTATTTAAATCAAACGCCGGTTGATATCCAGGCATACACATTGATTGTTGGTACCCAAACATCGACGGTGCTGGCAATGTTGGCGGTGTTGGCGGTGGCGGTGGGATATACCCAGGCATATACATTGGTGGCATTGGTTCCGGTCTTCGCTCCGCAAAAACACGAAACAATTCATGTATCATATGAGTCTCACCCGTCGTTAAAGAACTAACCGTGTCACTTCTATCACGGGATGTTCTATCACGACTTCTATCACGGGATCTTCTATCACGGGATGTTCTATCACGACTTCTATCACGACTTCTGTCATGACTTCTGTCACGACTTCTGCCACGGGATGTTCTATCACGACTTCTATCACGACTTCTATCACGGGATGTTCTATCACGGGATGTTCTATCGCGGGGTGTTCTATCACGACTTCTGTCCGAATACGTTCTATCACGGCTTTTATCCGGATATGTTCTATCACGGGATGTTCTGCCACAACTGCTATCACGAGATACTCTATAACGAACAATATCCTTAGGATGGGGTTGAGGATATGTAAAGGAATGGCGTGTTTCGAAACCATCTAGTGGTAATACCGCATCAAGTATAGTTGATAATGGATGTGACATATCAATATCTGATATAGTGGAATCATATACAATATTGTTGAGATATTTCAATTGAAGAATTCGAATGTTTTTTCCAAGTGATAATGAACGATCATATACAAGTGGTTGCATTAATGGGTTTGTATATGTGATTCGACGCCAGTCAGCAAGAACGTCAGAAACAACGGCATAATCGACGTCATGATTACCATTTGGCGGTAGACGAATACTTCCGAAAATAACCAAAGTTGGTGAATATAAAGATGTTTTGTAATAATCTATAATATCATGTGGTACGTTTGGGTAATCTGCATAAACTAAAGGATATTTTTGTAGATCATCTCTATTGAAATGAAAATTGGTAACATGTGCACTAACAATCATGGACAATACTTCAATTTGAAGTGTCAATTCTGTGTTATTTGTAGATATATGGTATTTTGCACATGGTAGCCGGGTACCAGGTTGAGAACAGCTGGGACCATAACAACAGTAAAACTTATCCGTTATTGGATTGTATAACTCACATGGTACATATCTATGGTTCAGTGTAATTTCCCATTTACCTCCAGTCCGTCGCTCATCTGCCGAAAAATAGCGAAATGATAACCCAAATATGTTACATTTCGCTTTTTTATTGGGTATACCACCCGGCAAATATTGACACATAAGTCCCATAATTCTTTCTCGGTGAATTGTTATTTTGGCATCCATTGTTTTCAAATGAATTAGAATAAAAATCAGCCAATTGTTTGAATATTAAATGTATTATTCAATAAAAAAAATGTCGGACGAATTTTGGTACATATGTATAACTGGTGATAAAAAAATATTATTACGGAATGTGTTGGTTGATACACATGTTAAATATAAGATGGTTGGTTATTATGAAAACGAAAAACTAATATTGAAGGATGACAAAATAGATATTACGGAAAAGTATAATATGATACAATTGAAATGTTTGTATTTATTTTGTTCATATTATATTGATGATATAGGTGTTCGATGTCGTTGTCTTGTAAAGGAAATAATTTATCCGATGAGTGATATGTTTTGTTTATCGGAAAAAGTGAAATATGGGATCTGTAAATTGGATTCAGACAAAAAAATAATCAGTGATATAATAACGATTGATAGTAAATCTATTGAAATATTAACTGAAAAGGATATTAGACAACAAATAGCTGATAACCCAGAACGAAAATATGAATATGCTGATTTGTATCTCAGAAAATTAAAACATAAATCATGTTCTGTGATGCGTACGACACGTGGTTCTGCGGTTGGTATTTGCAATATTATGTAAAAAAAGATATGTTATGTACAAAATATATGATATTATTTATGCGAATTCGCTTTCGTGATGCTGTCGTAGACGTCTTTCCATTCGGTTTTTTTTTGTTCGAGATCCATGATGATGGCGTAGACCACCATGAAGTGTATTAGCACGACCGCCAAGACCATAAGAATCGAGACGTGCCCCGTGTGTTGCGTGTAGTAGTGATCTAGTGCGACCAGCACGATATAGGTGTGCCATATGGATACCGGATGTATCGACCATATCGAACGCCTTTGTGCGTGTTGTGTCTGATTCGTCAGCTACCCGTTGCGCAAGACTGGTAATTTTACGATATGCCCGAACAGCGGTTGATGGTTCAATGAATCGTTTTTTAAAATCAATACGAGATGCGTGTACACCGTCCATCTCACCGCACCCAATATCCATTTTTGTTTGATACATGCTAACCATTTTGGATACGCCTGCTGGTTTTATTGCTGATTTACATTTTGATTGCATGCGTATTTTTAGAACATCGGCTGGCGATGCCACAAGGGATGATGTTTTAGGTTTGGAGAAAAATTCGTAATCACTCATTATGAAATATGTTATGTTGATCTTTTACAGGGAATAAAAAAAAAGTTTTTTTGTTATTGTTTTAGTAAAGGGGTTCAGTTTCATCGAAAATATATCTGTATATAACATACCAATAATCGGATAAACCTCGTATCTGATCACCAATCAACGCCCGAACATTTTTTTCACCAACAGATAATAAAGTGGTATAGCCCACATGGGGTTTTGATGTTTTGGGACAAAGTTCTGGTTCAATTTTCAGATAAAGATCTTGAACAAAACTGGGGATCGTAATTTTGATGTCCGGATTTAGACTCTGAAATATCATATCAATGATCGCATTAATTCCATCAGTGATATTTTTTCTAACATCACCCGCCCATCCGAAAACAGAATAAAACATTTCATTGTTTGTATGTGTTAGATGATTTACCAATGTTAACCATTTTTTTGTAACCCCAGGGGAACAATTATCATAAATGGTTTTATTGAGAAATAAATCAAATTGTGATCTCATCATATATACCTCTCCAGATGTTGTGTATACAATATAACCCATATGTTTCGATTTATGGGTTGGTGGGTATTCACAACGTCGTGTCATTTTTTCCTTATCGTATTTGATACCCATTTTAAAACGCGATTGAAACGGAAGTGCATCGGCTGAGAATTCGATGTTGGCTGTTTTCCGATCAACAGATTGTACAAAAATCAGTTGTGATGACTCAGTCGTTATATTCCAATCCGGATGCTGTAGAACAAATGTGTATGTTTTATTTTTTGATAAATGGTCACTAAATGTGACATCGTGTCGACTGAATTCGTATTTAATAAGTTCGGAAAAATCGGTATCGCCAAACATTCTCATGGAACCAGCATCAAATGTTTTAATTGTTGAAAACTGCCATTTTTTATTGTGATAATACATACTAAAAGTAACACCATCTATTTTACGAAACACTTTATAGGCACAAATATCTTTTTTGAGTTGTAATCGAATACATGTTGGTGGTCCAAATGAAACAATTTTAAAACAATCCGTATCACAGACAAGACCAGCAATTGGAAAATAATTACCTTGATGTGTGTCATTTCTGGGAGCATGTAAAATAATTAATGGTGATTTACCAATATTTTTAGTCATGACTGTAAATTTATAGTGTTTTTTTATTCGATCAAGAAATTCAGTTAGAAATTGATTTTTCTTCGTGGTTGGTATGGTTGTTCCATATTCCTGAATTTGTTTTTTTAACACTTTAAGTGATTGTCGAACTATAGATCGACAAGTGGTGTATTTTTCAACGATTGACTTAGTTTTTTTCGACATAATGAATATCAACAAAATATGTGTATTTTAGAAAAGGATTTTAAGATTCAAATTTATAACACAACTATAAAACAATAACGGATGGGAAATTTGTGTCATTATGGAATTCATTGATATTATACTGAAAACCCAGCCAGCAGTAAAGGAAATTGCATTGAAAACACTTTCGCGTAATGGAAATCAAGCACTTAATCGGATGATCAAACGATCAACATCACATGAATCTGATGCTATCACCGCACTAACAATAAAAAGAGTGATAAATATGTTGAGTGATGTTACTGGTGTTATACCAATGATAAATTTCAAAAGAAAAATAAATACACAAATAATGCCGGATTACGCCTTTGTCGGACAAGATATTAAAGGACGACCTATAACCGCAACAACAACCGCACAGGTAAATGTGCTTGGGTTAATATTTGAGTCCGAAATTAAATGGAAGGGTAAACCAATTGTGCTTGACCCCCCGATATGGATTAAGGATGGAGTTAATATGATTGGTGATGATCCGGAAAGATATCAAGAAGTGGAGCAATGGTTGATATTTATACGTAATCACGATGAATCGATTGGTGGTGTATTTGAGAAAATGACTGACTCCGATATTATGTGTCCAGAAAAAATAAGTTACACGAAAAAAGAGGAAATAGAAAAACATGGAGAAGTAACCATTCATGAGGGACTATCAGACGAACAGCAGTTTTTCCGCGGGTTTCAGTTGCCATATATACCGGAAAATAATGGAATGATATTTTGGGCAATAATCAATTCTGGCGCCGTGTCTCAATATTTACGGTCGATAACATGTGAAGCTGAATACCCTAAGGGATTACCAACATTAAGTGGTATGCAGTTTCGGGATACACATGGATATTCTATTTCAGCGGAAATACTGATTTCAAAATATATGTTTATATATTTTGTTTTATTTGGTCAAACGGAGTACAACAAAATAAAACATATAAAAAATCCGAAAAGATTTGAAGCGATGGTTTCGCCATCACAATTAGCGAAAATAAAGGAAACTGCTGATATCATGACAAATAGTAATAAACAACAACGAGAAAACACATGTGTACATATACCAATACTTAATGAATTTTATGAAACATTATCATTGACATCATTGAAGGGTTTAAAAACATTTTTCAAAGACAAAAAAACCGATAAGTTCCATCAATGCAAAATATGTGGATTTCCATTGATATGTTCACATTACGACGAATTGATCAAACATCAGGATGATACCTTTGAAATCATGAAAGAACGAATGTTGCCTTATACCACAACTTCGAGTGGAACCCGATTTACGAATTTTGGTTGTAATATTTGTGGTGAAATTATATATTCTGAGGATAGTTCAATATCAAGAAGGGGTGTTGATTTCATATTATCAAATGAGGAAAGAATATTATATTGGAAGGCCGCAAAAGAGGGATTAAAATATGCAACATTTAAAATTTTAATAAACGAACCACGATTTATTCGGGAGATGATTGCTATTTGTCAGCCAATTATAACCAAATTTCTGGATAAACTTATCAGACGTGAAGATTACTTGGATCGTGTTGTGCGAATTGCTAAATATGTATTTGTGGCATATCTATTGGTAATGACAAAAAACGGAAATGTGTTATACAACATCAAAGAACTAATCGGATCGGTAGGTCAATTATACAAAAAAAGTGCACAAAGTGTAATACAAAGAGCAAAAATATTATTGCCGAAAAAAATACATCAATCCGTAACATTGACCCACAAAACACATGAATATGATCATATATATTATAATCCAATAATAAAATATTATGTGGAAACAACGGATGAACCAATAACATATGAACAATTAATCCGTAACATAACCAGTAAACAAATACATGTATATAAATTATTTAAACCACTACCGGCGGTTATTTCCGGTGATACCGAAATATCGAAACTATCAACAAAAATACCAAGAGGTGTATTTGATAAGATAATAGCCCAATATCAGTCAACAAAACAAAAAACAAAAAAGATAATTGAAATTAAGGAACAACCTATGTTGATTGCTGATATTATTGCTGATACAAAATTAACCGAAAAAATAAAACAACTTGCAATTATTGAACGACGAAATCCGACTGGGTACAACCCGTCTGAACGAAAAAAACCATTCATCAAAGAAACCGTTGATTTGTATCATATATATGGAGAAAACGGTAAAAAACATATATGGAATAAGTTGATACTAAAAAGTGGTGAAACCGTATCGAGAAAGAAATTACTAACAATGGGTGGATCGGCAAGTATGGTTGCTGATAAATATTCAGAGGGAACATCAACACGTAAAAGTGAAATTAAACAAATAGATGTTATGAAAATTAAACGTTCGTTGATGCTTGCGACAGAAAAACGTGAAGTGATAAAACGTTTTACATTAAATTGTCCAGAAGGGGGTTCACATGATTACAAAGAAGATATCGAAGAATGTACAAAGTGTGGTCTTGGGGCAATTATGACCGAGTTATATTTTGAGAAATATAAAAACACAAAAGTAAAAAAGATTGAGGAAACAAATGATGAACCGATAAAAATAGCTGATGAAAAAATAACAATGATTGACCCAAAAGATTCAACCAAGTTGTTGGAACGATATTCATATTCCGGGACATTGGTTACGGATTTAGCTAAAATATTGAAAAAACCGATAAGATTCATAAAATTCCTGGGATGTATATTTGGATTGGATTTCAAAAAACTAACAGAAGGGCTGATAGTGCCGGAATACCCAACAGTGATAAACTCATTTCAAATGATGCGTTTGGATCATTATATAATAGATGTGTTTTTCCGTGAGTTAAACAAGATTGGTGTCACTGGTGGTATCCGTAATGAATATCAAAAAGTGAAAAACGCATTGAATGATGAGAATATAGATGAAACACTAAAACATAAAACACTACTTATGTTTCTGTACAAAAATATAATGGAACAGGATGAAACGTTTGTTACAATGGTGATGGGGCGTATATTGGAAATGGATGAACGGACAGCAAATATTAGATATGCAAGAATGGAATATAAGGCAAAACTATATGCATCATTGGAATCGGATGAGGTTGCAAATATCCCGGAAACATCAACAAAATTTGAGAAATATCTGCAAACAATATAATTCTTTTTCGAGGATTTAATATATCCAGTTAAAAAAAGAGATTCCTATTTCTTATAAAATGGCTGACAGTGGTCGGATGATGCATGAATATTTAAAAAATGTACTGAAATATCGTGGTCCAGAACCAGCAATTAACCCAGATGCTGATGAACCAGCCAGTTCTGCACATGTTGTTGGAAATCCCGGACCACCCAGAATAATGGATTTCACAGAAGGAACAATGGGTGTTGGTCCACGAATCATAGACACACAAAGAGAAATTGCTGATTTGGGGAGATTTCATGCGGAAGACACTCAAAAACATATATTGCATCCAAGTGGTGATATATTGCAAGTTCCGGAAGTAATCGGTCCTGGTGAAATAAAAGCAAATCAATCGGTATTTTACAAAACATTTAAAAAAGTTAGTTCATTCTTCATTGATAGTCTTGTCGTGACGCCAGCATTTATTGTTTCTGGATTGAAGACACGTTTATGGGAGCAAGGAAAAGTACCATATGACGCATCACATGAACATGATGCATCACATCCACTCCGACGACTATATACTGCAAAACATAAACCCGGATTCGCAACAAAAATGATTGACTCGGATGGAAGAGAATTTCAAAAAGCACGTGAAGGATACACACATCGGATGCATCACGTAATAAAACCAGCATCAACAACAGTTGGCAGAAAACATACAACACGAGAGAAGGAAGAATTCAAGACATCATTAGAATCAATACCATTATTGAAGAGAAGAATAATAGCCCATATAAAAACCCATATACCAGATTTACGTGCGAGAAGGGAATTAATATCGGCGATTCACAATAATCGTCCTTTGGTTGCATCCAGTATAATAGCCAAATTACCAAAAAATCATATTGATATCAAAGCCGGGAAAAGTACCCATCAAATGCCGATATTACATTCGGGAAAAACTGGTCATAAGGGGCGATTAGAACGACATGGTGAGAAAACAGCACCAAAAACAACAATTTTGGGTGAAACAAAATCAGTTCGAATTAGCAAAGAAACAAAACATTTAAGTGCATTAATTGATCAGTTTACACAAAAAATAAAAGAACAGAAACAACGGAGTGCGAGATCGGGTGTAAAAACAGCAAAAGATATTTCACGAAAGGGTAAACATGGTATGAAATATAAACGACTATTACAGCAAAAAACGCGAAAGTCTGTTGCTACATCAGATAGATCAGGTGGTCGTAAACATACAAAATTAGAAACACCAGAAGGTAAAATAGAAAAAACAGCGATTTCTAAACGTGTGATATTGAAAGCACGACAACATAAAAAATTAGTATCAAAATTGGATGGTTTTGAAATAGAAGAGCCAGAAGTGATAGGAGCACATTCGGAAAGTCTTGATATTATTTAAATCAATGAAATATTTTTTTTTGATTTAAATAATATCAACCATAACTTAAATATAAAAGGATTTATACAAAACAAGAAATAATATCAAAAATGGATGGGGAAGATAAACGCGCTGAGGTGATTCGATTTATTGGTTCAATCATTTTGGATATAATATATGGAGAGCAGATAAAAGAGGCACAAAATGTTGCTATTGCAATGCATACAGGTTCCGTATCTCAAGATAAAATCTATGATATATACAAACAGAGTTTAGCGAAATTAATTGTGGAAATTGGTAAAGAACACACGGATGCTATAACTAAAACACAATCACAGATTTTCCGCACAATGAAGGATAAACTAACAGGTTACACAGTGAAAAATATTAGTGATTATTTTACGGTAATACGAGAAACATTCATTCCAGAGGTGTTTCAAGAATCGGCAACAGTATCACAAATTCGTGGTGCTGGACATTATATTGTCCGGAAGACATTAACCGGTATCGCGGAAAAATGTATGAAAGATCCAATATGGTTTGCGAAAGGTTTTCAGAGAATAAAAACACAGACATACAATGAGCATACCGAAATAGCTATTCGTTTTGCATATTCATTGGTTAGTAGTATAAGAGACGAATTACATATAAAACTAACTTCTGATGACACCGTGCATAAATTAAATAAATCAGCAGAGGCGAGCACAAAGATTGATACACTACAACAGGAGCATACAGCCATGAAAGCAAAATTAACAAAAATGGTAAAAAACATTATAACATTAGAAAAAGCATTAAGACATGAGAAAAAAATATCACAATGTAATCGTAAACGTATTGTACGTCTTTTAGGTAACATTAGAAGTTATCAAAAAATAATAGAGGAATTAATACAAAAGAAAAAACCGTCAAAAAAGACACCAAAGACCAAAATAATAAAAAAGACAAAAAAGACGAAAAAGACAAAACCGAGCCCCGCGGAAATATTGACACATGAAGAGGTTTTACCAATAGAAATATATAAAGATATAGAAGATCCCATTGTTGAAGATAACATAGAAGACGAAGACGAAGACGAAGATGAAGTCGAAGATGAAGTCGAAGACGAAGATGAAGATGAAGTCGAAGACGAAGATGAAGACGAAGATGAAGATGAAGATGAAGATGAAGATGAAGACGCAGACGAGGATGAAGATGAAGATGAAGACGAAGACGTAGAGGAAGCATATCGCAGTGGTAGTGTGGTTGATATGGGTGCTGAATATTCCCACGAAGATGATTTGGATTCGTTATTGGCTGATTGAAAAAAAAAAAGAAATAACACCACAGAATAAAACACTGGAATGTTTTAAATATATAGATCAACTTGATAAATAACAGAAAAAAATGACTGCTGATCATCGGGAAATATATAAATGGCTGGAGAAACACTGTTGGTCATCGAGAAGTACGCTTTTCTTTGTGTGTAGTATTATATTGATTACATTTTTAATATGTATTATAGCATTATCGTCATATGGTAATGGTAATGCATTAGATGATTCTATTATGTTGCTGGTACCATTGATACCTTTTATATATTTGGTGGCAGTATGGAGAGAAAGAATCAAGAATAAGAAATTAATGGAAAGTGCTGTAAACATAGGGGCGACGACTGGGAATCAAACAATGGTTGATTTCACGACAAGTGATATAACAAGAGATGACACAAACAAAGGTGATGACACACCAATTATGGGTGGGATGTCAACGGGTGGTGTGTCAATATATTCCGATTCATTATCAGAAATGTTTTAGATCAAGAATAAATTTTTTTGATAACTTGAATATGTCATATATTAATGAAAAAAAGAATAAATAAGATGGAGGGTGATCTACATGAATTAACGTTGTCACTAACGGATCGAGTTACAGGATTTATTCCAAAACCATCAACATTTTTAGGAGGAATCATAAATGTTTATGGGTCAACGGGTTCTGGAAAAACAACAACAATGCAAGAGATTGCATCATTGCTTCGAAAAAACGTATATGAAGCCCGTTTGATATGTCCAAGCGAACCCGACAATGGTAATTTTTATGGACGGATTGCGAGAACATCAGTAACATTTGATATGGACTCAAAACATTTAGAGAGTGTATTTAAAAATATCTATGAACAACAACAAGCACGGATGAAACAATATGATGCGGTTAATGCATTAAAGAATCTAAAAATAATATATAACAAAATCAGAACAACAACAACAGATAAAATAATAAATAAGCTACAGACCGAAAGAGACAAAATGATAAAGGAATGTATATCACGTGGAGAACACGCAGAGAAGAAACCGCTGAAAGAACAATTTCAGGAAATGATAAAAGCGGTAATAACAACGGAAATAACAAAAAACCGGGAGAGACTAAGAGCAATGCCATTGAACAAAAATGAACGATTATTAGTTGACAATTATGATATGAAACCAGACTTTCTTTTGATAATCGATGACTGTACGGAAACAGTAAACGAATTCCAGAAGAAGAAAATTTTCAAACAAATGATATATAAGGCGCGTCAACTCCGAATAACTATATTATTGGGTGTTCATAGTTATCCTGAGTTGGGAACCAAATTACGCCAACAAGCCCGTTTATCTATATTTTGTAATCCACAGGCATCAAAACATTTCTTTGGAAACACAACAGTAAAAGTCGAAAAAGTGTATAGTGCGAATGCTGATAGTATTATGAAACATATATTTTGCACAAAAAAATTACTGGGCTATCAAAAATATCGAATGGTTTATGATCAAACAGATGGTGTAGCCCCACTTAAATTTTATCCATGTAATGCAACACCAGCAAAAAAAGTCGCGAAGCACTCAAAATATTGGAAGTTAGACAAAGCGTTGAAGTTAAGTCATAAGGTGAGTGATCTTGGCGAGGCATTTGGAAAAGAAAGCAAAAAATAATTTATTTACCTATTTATTTTTTTGAACTGGCATGAACCAATGATGTCGGAATTTCTTTACGTATTAACTTATCACCATCAACAACAAGAACCGGAACAACTAAACCTGTTGTATCAGTTTCCGCCTCAGCGTCTTTAACACTTCTAACAATTGTTGCGTGATCATCAACAACTGATTCCGGTTTTGCATGCGGATCAACCTTTGCCGGTACCGGTGGTAACATATCTTCATCATCAACATGCATTAATTCAACGGCTTTTTTGTCGGACTCTAAACGCGGATCCACATAATCTGGACTGGATTCATCCACCAATTCCTTCTTCATTCGTTCAACTATTTCCTCTGTCATCGTATCATCACCACCACCTAATCCCATTAACTCCCGAACTTCCGATGGAAGCGATTTACCGGCTTTGACCCGTTGCTTGCGTGCACGACCTTGTCTGAAGCCAAGCATCGATCCTGCAATTTCCTGATCCTTTCGGAATTTATCCTCAATTCGTTTCAAGATTGGATTGTTTTCGAATAAATAATTTTTCTGTTGTCTGTTCGCCTTATATGGTGCTAACCAATGACCCTGTCCGGTTTCAAACACACGAACTTCCATACCAGTTCGTTCCGATTGTTTGCGACAGTAAGTGGTTGCTTGTTCATGACCAGCCTCACCAGCCGGGAAATGTCGTAGTACTTGGACAAACCAATGTAATAACTTACTTTCACCATATGCCTTATGTGTTGTTTTCTCAATAGTCTCATATTTCATATCGAAATAACGTTGAAACTTTGAATAATAATCCAATGACGGAATTGGCTCAACTAATTCCTCTGGCGGTGTTTTCTTGAGTTCCACACGTTCTGGATCACCTTCCGCTTCATCCTCGGCGGAACATACATGAATAGTTGGATCAAATTTGAATATCTTATCGAGAAATTCTTTAATGATTTCTTGTTTAAACTTAATAATTTGTAATCGGTCCGGTGTCATCTCAATACCATCAATCTCATACCCAAATAAATCGGAATATTCAGAATTCATTTGATACACAAAACCAATCATTGCGGTTGTAATCAAACGCTGTAAATAACGTTCTAATGCATTTTCGATTATTAGACAGGTATAACCCTCACCAATATCTTTCGTTGCTAAACGTCGTCGTCCAACCTCTTTAAGTAGTGCTGTAACAACATCCTTTGGTTGTGTTTCAGTAACCTCGCGAACAAAATCATTTAGTTCTGCACCGGTTTTACCAGATTCGCGTATGGTTTGTGCAAGTCTTTTTACCAAAAGATCCTTTGATGGTATGCCATCACTATCGATGGCTGATAAAACTGGTTCATCTTTAGGTTCTTCGGCTTTCTTTTTTTCAGACATTTCTGTATAGGCATCCTTTACGAAATCTAATTCTTTCACGCGTCCAATTAAATCATGAATTTCGTCATCTGAAAGTTTCTTCAATGTAACTTGTTTTTTAAGGAATGTTGAAAGTTCCGAACCGATCAGTTCTTTTTTTATCACCATATCAAAAATACTTTTTACCTTCGAAGAAATCTTCATTTCGGACATTTTGTCGAAATATTTTTGTGTTTGTTTTTTTCAATTTCATTCACCTGTTTAATTTAAATTTGACAAAGAAATAATATCCTTTTTTTCTGTAATTATCGGTGTTTCGATATCCATTGTCCATAGATAAAAAATAAAAATTAAATTAAACATGCACTTTAAGATGGAAAAAGAATGGAGTCCGGTTGTGCGCAAATAGAAAATGTGGTGAAATATAAATTTAAATACGTTCGGGAGGCGTTAGAATGCATCAAAAACGAAAAACATAAAAATAATTTATATAAACGTATTCAGTGTATTGAACGTGATTATATATTTTGTTATTGTCGTTTTCCAGATCAGACAGCACAATTTATAAATAAAATTGCAAGCCATCGGATAATAAATCGTCTTGAAACGGTTTTTATAAACATCACGAGATGTGAACATGATGCAGAAAAATTAAAACCTTTACATGATCATATGAGTTTTCTGCCAATTCATGTCCGAAAAAAAGCCAACAAATACGACGAATGCTGTGGTGAAACAATGATACAAAACGGCACCGATTCGGAGTTATATTGTCTAATTTGTAAAATGACAAAGAAAATGGTTGGATGTTTTACGAGTGAACAATCCAGCGGGTATACCAGTGGTAAACCAAAACATGGAAATTATATGCCATGTAGGCATGGAAAATTATGGCTTCAGCGAACGATTGGTGAGACAATACCAAAGGTAACTGATGATGAGTATTTGAATATTGAACGTTGTATTGCACGTGATCGGATAACATCGAGTAATTTAACAATTGGTGAAGTCAGACGTGTATTATCGGAACTTGGTTTATCGAAATATAATTCGGATGCATCTTATATATATTTAAAATATTCCGATCAAAAGCCGATACATTTTACGCATTCAGAATGTGATGCAATAATTAGTGATTACGGAAGAGTATTTCGTGCAGTCAAACAAATAACATCAATAGTTCATATCAAATATGTTCCATTTTTGCTACAGAAAATAATTGAGTTGCGTTTTCCGGGTGATGCCGACAAGGCAAAAATAAAGAAATTTATCCATTTTCAGGGTTTAACGACAAGACAGGAGACTGAAAAGATATGGAAGAAGGCATGTGAAAAACTTTCCTGGAAATATATTCGAACAAGAATACTATAAAAAAAAATAAATTCCTCCGACAATATATTAAATTGATGTGTTTCTTCACTTATCTTTATTTTCCAATAATGAGTTTCCCGGAAGGTTCCCTGGAAGGTCCCCATATGGGGATTCATATCGTGCGGGCTTTTACCACACCACTACTGATCGTTCCGGGATTATTCGGACGCGATTCGTTTGTATGTCCCGGCTTGAGTAAAGAAGACCGTTCCATTGCTGAAACCTTACGCGGGTTCACAGCCAGAAGACACTTCGACGCTGGGGGTGTTGCATATTGGAAGGTATTGATTGTATTCTTCAAAGATACATCGCCCCGTCGAGATATTGAGGCGTCGGGGTGTCGTCGCGACGACACATTCCCCCTACGAATCGATACCGATTTGGTGACCCTCATGGGGAAACCGGGAATCATGGTTTCCATTTCGAGTTCCGTATTCGGATTTATCCGGTTACAGAACCTGATGTGATTTCCGTTTCGGGTTCTTGTATTAGGATTTATTAACTGGTAAATCGATTCAGTAAAAATTGAATGGGTTTATCTTTTTTTACTAGTTTATTGATTGATAAAAATGTCGTTCTCATATTTAACGACAGAAGCAAAAATAGAAAATATCATAAAAAAATCTCTGAAAAGTAAAAACATCGAAGACATTCAAGTTATATGCAATACAATAAAACAAAAATCCTGTCAAACATTAACTGATAAAATAACACTTCGGTTGTGTCAGCCATATTTAGAAAAAGAAATCGATAAAAAACACAAACAATCGATACGTTTTTCGAATTCACTAAAATATATTTTACCTGTGTTGTTTGTTGGATTAATAATACTAATTATATTCGTTTTGTGAATGACGACCATTTTTCATACACTATTAGAGTCATTGACATGTGATATGTTACGAGAATTAATTGTTTGCACAAAAAGAAAAAAGAAAAACGAGATGATCGAAATAATCATAAGTAATTATTCTGATATACCTATTGAAAATGCAATAGCAATATTTCTGAAAACCGTAACAACAATTCATATTGATCGGATATGTGACAAATTACATATAACCAATAATAATATTCGAGGTATATTAGAATGGGTAACATCAAAAACAACTGAAATTATATCTATTGACGATATAGAAAAAATCAAAGATTCATTATCAATCGATGATATAAAAACCAAAACCATTGATATACTAATACAACTAATGCATGATGAAGAAAAAATAAAATCACTTATGGCAAATCTCGGAATGGATATAGATTTGACGAATCCAGAAAATTTTGGACTATTATGTCAGGCAGTTTTCAACAATATAATACCATTTACACTGACCTATGGCATTCATCGCGAGAAAATTGAGGATACAGATGAAATATTAAGTGATGAAATCGTGATTTTCGAGATGGAGAAATTATGTCGAAAACATCCAATAAAAAAACAAAAAAGAAAAGCAGTACCACAAATAATTAGAAGACAATTATGGGATAAATATGGAGATAAACTCGAGCATTGTCCAATATGTCAAATAACGGAACTTGACCCATACACCTTTGAATGTGGTCATGTTGTATCAGTGAAAAACAGAGGCACATATGAGATCGATAACTTCCGAATAATATGTGGGCATTGTAATAAATCGATGGGTGGAACGAATATGGATGAATGGATAGTGGAATATTGTACTAATCCAGAATCAATTCTTAGACATCTTGAATTATTATTGGTATAAAAAAAAATATATTTTTTTTATTCAAATTGTTTAAGTAATTCAAGTATTTCACATGCTACTTCCAAATTGGTCATACATAATCTTTCCAACTCCGATTGGAAAGTTCTCGGATTGAACCCGGCATATTTATGATATCCTATGGGACACTCGAGTTCATTTGTTAATGTGATCGCTTGATTCAAAAATGAATCAAATATATCTGTTCCGATAACCGGATCGAATTCGCTTTCCAGTTTTTTACAACGTAAATACAGTTCACCGGTTTTCATAAGTATCACTGATTTTATGACATCATGACCATCAATTGGTTTTGACATATTGCTATTTTTTATCAATTGTATTATGACTTCAATTAGAAAAAACAAACAATGTTATTGTGAATACATATATAAAGAATCATATTTTTAAACAGCACTTGCATCCGAAAGAAACTTTTTTACAGATGGATCACGTGTTAATCTGTGGATTTGTCGTATCGAATCTTGAAACTTTTCAATGTCTGGCAGGACTCCACCAATGGTTGTCGCCAAAAATAACCAATGATCGAACCCTTTACGTAATGTGGTCAAATAATCGGCAAACCCCATTTGGGATTTATGTTGATCAGGATTATATTGATAAGCCATCGGAAGTTTATCGGAAAATGTTTTTTCTGATAATCTACTTCTCAATGATTTACCAAGACTTTCTTGGTCCGAATATGCAATCCCGAGTCGAACAAATGGTGAATCGGATGTATCAGTTGTGATATGTGTTGGTTGCGCTGATGCCGATGCGGATTCCGATAAGACTGGTAATGGTGCAGATAATACTAGTGAAGAAATCGGTGTTGGTGGTGCCACTGGTGATCGTTGTGCAACTGGTGATAATACTCGTGATGGTGAAGATATCGGTGGTGGTGTTGGTGGTGCCACTGGTGATAATACTCGCGATACCCTTGGTACCGATAAAGTGACCAATGTGGTGGGAAATCCGTCATCGTCTGAATCCGATTCGGTTGTTATATCGTCATCGGAATCCGACTCCTCAAAACCGGGACATGAGTTAACACCAGCACGAGTATATTTGACAATATCGGATTCAGCTCCAGAATAATAATGAAACTTTTGGTTATAATTACTATTAAATATATTAATCCAATATCTGCGAGAGAATGACCAGTTAGTGCCGAATTTGTCTGTCATATAACGACAATATTTATTATAGTGTTGTCGACCATTTCTTCGTGTTTTTATACTATTTTTCTGAGATGCTGGAAATGCGGATGTAATATAAATTAGTGCGGAATCTAATTCATCCTTTGTCGGTTTCGTATAAAACCCAGAAAATAGCTTCATACAACGAATAAATACCTGACCATATGTGTTTTTACGTCTGGGTTTTGTTGGCATTTTCTTTAATGTTTGGATATAACAATGTCAATCTTTTCATCTATATATTTCATATTCAAAAAAAAAAATGAATTATATATATAAAATATTAAATGGAATGAATTTGTATTCATTATGTATGCCTTTATTCAGTTATCACTTGGAGGAGGAACTGAAAGCAAATACCGTTGTTTGGGCAAAGGTACCATTGGCGATGGATGGCTGACCAATAATTTACCCTATGAAGATTTTGAGAGAAGGCATGGTGTGCAATATATCGGACAAAAGAATGATCGAGATGGGGTGGTTGTATGTCTTCGGGCGAAAACGGATGAAGGGAAACATGCAATAACAAATGCGGTTATGGAGATATTCGGGGAACCATTGATTGATATTCCGGCTATTGACTTCAATCGAAATTTTACCGATATTCGTCTACTTATTGCATCACAGTTGAATGAACCCGGAAAGGGGATCGAATATGATTATGCATTTGTTGAGGTCGATGTTCGAGGCGATACACGGGTTCCACATGAATATATTATAGCGGAAATAATGGCCGGATCAAGGGCGTGTGATGTTACATGCTGGACATATCCGATTTTGGGTGGTTTTACACCACCAAAGGACATATTATGCGATGAGTTCGATATAGAATTGGATGAATTCGACGAATTATATACATCTGAATGGGCAACATCCGATGGTAAATTAAGTATCGGTAAAGCAGTATTGGCTAATAAATGTGTATGGTATCGACACCAAATAGCGGAATTAATAAAACTCTGATTTCATTAGCATGTTTTTTTTCCAAAATTGAATTTTCCCAAGAGTAATTTAGATCGTCGATGGGCGATCAAAAGAGTCTCTGTTCCGTAACTTTTGATCGCTCTTTGACAGTAAATGTCCATGTCGGGAAAATTAGCAAAAGCCGAAGAAGCAGTACACGCTGTGATGGATTCCGTCGACGCCCTCCGGGATCCCGAAAGGGAAAGAACGGACGCGGAATTAATCCGGGAAATCGTCTTTCTTTTCGGGATGAGAGGTGATATCTTTCCGATTCTCTGTCCCACCCTCCGTCGTTCCCGTTTTCCACTGAGGTTTCGTGATACCCATGGCTTTCTTTGGACAGTCCAATCTCGGTCGGAGGGGAAAGACCGCCTAGAGAATGCGTTGTTGGTTGGATGTGACCGGGGGTATACGTTCCTCACGAAGATGAAACAACGTCTACCTCTGGATTTTATCCTGTCCCACACCTATGACATTATCCTCAGACAGTTGGGGGACGTCAACGCACGTTATAGCGAGGTGATGGGTATCACGGAGTACAGCATCTGGTGCGATGTGAAAAAGATGTACAAGGACCTAGAAGGGGTAGAAGGTGTGCCGGAGACACTGCGCCCGTGGTCCACTGTGATGCCGGACCCAAGCGTGCCGAGCACGTTCCCCCTTGAGGTGCTGAAGAAGCATGCTCAGGTGTTACAGGACTTGGTTGATACCATCTCTGGGACACCTGAAGATGGACTCCCCACCTGGTGGCCCAGGACCTAAAGCCCGCAGTCATTGCGTTAATTATGACAATGTTCAGGAGCAGAACATTTAAAACATAAATCCGGTCCAGCAAGATCGTGAATCCAGTTTTGGATAATGTTAGGTATTGATTTTCATAGAATCAGTACCGGGGTTGTTGATGCGACGCATCGATAATAGCAGTTATGACAACGATCTTCGGTGGGAGTCATAGCCCCACCGAAGATCATAGCCAAGTTGTTAACTCTGAATATCAAGAGTCATAATGAGAACCGAAGTTCAGGTTCCCCAGGAAAAAATGGCTTTCGGTTATACCCTTTGTGGTTATCCGGATAGTAGTTGCTTTCTGTTTTTTGTTTAAAGTTATTTTTTTTTATTAAACAAATATGGAACGAATAAATCGTCGGAAATTGTAATATTATCATTTAATATACTTAGGGTTGTCTAATGAATATAGATTGGATGAAAATATAATATTTTCATTTGTGATATTTTTTTGATAAAATTGAGGACATAAAAATAATAAACTAAAATAATGTATCGAATTGCTGATTTCTATGCAGGTGTTGGTGGTATATCGGCTGGATTTAAAAAAACCGGAAAAACAGAAACAGTATTTGCTGTCGATATAGAGCCAAAATGCAAAATAACATATGATTTAAATAGTGATGTAAAACAAACCACTATGGATATATGCAAACTGAATATTGATGATATACCGGATTTCGATATATTATGTGCTGGTTTTAATTGTCAACCATTCTCAATTGCAGGGAAACAAAAGGGTTTTTCAGATAAACGTACCAATTCATTGAAAACATTATTTGAAATAATCAAAAGAAAAAAACCGAAATGTGTGTTTTTCGAAAATGTTAAAGGGTTGTTGACACATGATGGTGGAAAAAGTTTTAAAAAAGTATTGAAAAAATTAGAAAAATCGGGAATGACAAGTATATATTACAAATTATTAAACACATCGGAATATACAAAAATACCGCAAAATCGTGAAAGAATATTTATTGTCGTACGGAAACATGTGTTGATCCATTTTCATTGATTCGTCCAGTATCAAAAAAGAAAAAATGGAAAGAATATCTGGAAGATGATATTGATGAGAAATATTTCTATAGATCATCGTCGAAAATATATCAGACATTAATGGACAATATAAAAAGTACCAAATCGATTTATCAATATCGCCGTGGTATTGTCCGTAAAAATAAATCACGTTTATGCCCATGTTTAACAGCAACCATGGGTACTGGTGGACATAATGTACCAATAATAAAAACAAAAAAAGGTATTCGAAAATTGACACCGCGGGAATGTTTTAATTTTCAGGGTTATGAATCTGATTTCATATTACCAAAGGAGTTGGCTGATTCGCATTTATATAAACAGGCTGGTAATTCAGTGACTGTAAAACTTATTTATCGTATTGCGAAACAAATAGTTAAGATACTATAAAATCAGGTAACGACTGTTTTATCACAAATCAATAAGTATTTATTCTTGAGATCTGAGAAACGGATCAGGATTTTACCACTGATTTTTTTTTGATATAGCTAAGTATTTATGATTCGGGAATTAATCAAATCAGAATAGTTAAAGACCAGCAATCCCCAATAATGATTTGATATGACAAATATCAAACATATTTTTTTTTATTGAATGTTAATAATATATGTATTAAATAGTGATGATTCGTAATAAATCACCATTACGATATCCCGGGGGTAAAACGAGAGCATGTAAAGTATTAGATTCAATATTGGTAAAATATTTCAATATGGATGAAATAGAGATATTGATATCGCCATTTATCGGTGGTGGATCATTTGAATTTTATTTGCAGAATAAATATGGTATAAAAATAATAGCAAATGATAAGTTTACACCATTATATAGTTTTTGGTATTGCGTAAAAAAGCATAAAAAAACGATTGCGAAATGTTTGTATTCAAAAATTGGTTCGATCAACAAAGAGCTATTTATTGATTACCGAAATCGAATAATGAATGAAACAGATATTAAAAAACAGGCGGTTATGTTCTTTATTATTAATAGATGTTCGTTTAGTGGTGCAACATTGTCGGGCGGATTTTCAAAGGAATCAAGTGTAAGTCGTTTTACAACATCATCGATTGACAGAATTGATAAATTAGATCTATCGCAACTCAAAATACGAAACTGGGATTTCACAAAGTTTATTAAAAAATATGATAACCGGAAAAAACGTTTGATATTTTTGGATCCACCGTATTATTTAATGAAAAAATCAAAGTTATATGGAGTAAATGGTGATCTTCATGAGAAATTTGATCATGAAAAATTAGCAAAAATACTTGAAAATAAAACAGGATGGACCTATAATAATTGTGAGTATATCCAAGAACTTTATAAAAAATTTGTTATTATTCCAGTTGATTGGAAATACGGAATGAACAAATCAAAAGAATCATCCGAAATTGTCATATTATCATCCAATATATCTTAAACACTTCGGGAGTCTGTTTGGGTCATCTAATGAATATGGACTTAATGGCAAATCCGTGATATTTTTAGGTTGTGCTGATATTGTTACTGATAAACTACATGTTTTTTTGCTGTGAACCTTGATTCTGATTCGGAGACGTTGCTCGCATACGAATTTTGGAACACCAAAATCACATACATCTTTACTTAAATGATATAAGCCTTTATCCGAAATTTGTATATATTTACAACCCTTAAATTTATATAATTTTCGGATAACATTGGAAGGTATATCTACATAACAATCATCAAAAATGGATGTGCTTGCCTTTATTTTTATCCATTCTTCATATGATAATTTTGATGTTACAAATGGTGGAATATCACCATCAAAAAGTGTGATATCACCCAATAAACGTTCATAGTATTCTCGTGCCCTTATTGGTATCTTACAACGTTTCGATCCAATCCATCGCATACGTTTTTGATCATAATGGATAACACATTGCATCCAATCCGGGGTCTTTGATTTTTTTATTTCAATTGGTATATCTCTTTTTTTATTCCAATCACACACCAAATCATGACCACTCGTAGATCCAGCGAGTTCAGACACCTCCTGCGTATTCAGATATCGATCATCCGCAACAGATATAGTTTTTGATACAATATTGAACACTATATGAGCATATAGTGAACCGCTTTTGGAACAACCAGCACCTTTGACTGGAGATGCATTTTCAAGAGTATGCAATCGGACCACTAACGCATCATATTTACTCTTTAGTTGGTGATATTTTGTTTCGTTGTCAGACATTTTTCTTCTAGTTGTAATTAAAACAAGAACATCTGTATCCAAAATTATTTAATATCGCAATAGGAAATTATTAAATAAAAAATCATAAAAAATAGGTGGCGGTAAGCTTGCGAATGTATCTATATAGAAAGATATAAAGAGGTGTTATTAGTGTTTTAATTATTTTTCTTTTTGTCTCTGATTAAAATCTACAAAAACTTTTTAGAACCTAAAATCACCTAAACCAAAATGTCAGCTGGAGCACCTTTTATTCTCGCTACCAACCGGGGAGCCATCGATGAAATGATGGTTGCCACTGGTATTCTTAAGAAAAGTCTAGAAATGGAGATGGCACGACGCACCGCCCGCGGTGATGAGAACACCATTCCCGATATTTATAACATTGAAGAGACTCATCGTCTTCTTTTCTACGCCGGTTTCAAACCATATGTGCTGTGTGCACTTGAGTTTGCTGTTATCTCGGCACCAAGCACCGCCACCACATCAAGTGATATTGATGTGTCTTTCGCGGTACCGCAATACGGTGAGTTTTTCGGACCTGGTGTGGTTCATATGCGTTATGCATCTGGAGCATACTATGCTGCTGGAACTGGACCAATCGCAAAGAAGTCTGTATCTGATTACTCGACCGGAACAACAACCGTAACCGTTGATTCATTCAGCGAGGCATCAACTGCAAATGTTATCACCGCGGTAATTGCAGCCGAAGGTGCAAGCCTGGCAGCCACACAACTAACTGTCGGTGGTCGTGTTCTTGACTTATCATCAACCACACGTGCCTATTCATTAAATACCGAGATTGTCTCCTTTGATGGACGTGTGCTTGGCACCAGTGCATCTGTGCGCGACACGATCAAGTATGTGGATTTCCCCGGAGAGTTCGGCATCAAGAAGGCTTCATTCAAGGTCAATGGAAACCCTATCGCCGAGTTTACTTTCTATGATTACATGTACTGCCGAGAGTTTGAGCTACCCGCCCACAAGAAGGAGGCATACTATCGCGCTATGGGACAAGAGCTACCAATTGAAGCCAAGTCGGCATCTAACCCAGTGACGGGAAGCACCGATAACGTTGCGATGTCGTCCGGAAGTATGTACCGAACAGTTAAGCAAATCGTTCGTGGTCACCAAACCCCGCAATACGCCACAACCCAATTGGATTGCTGGTCGGAGCTTCTGTTCTGGTTCTCTCGATACAATGAGGGTATGATTCTGTCTGCCGCCATTCCTTCGGGACAGCGTATGATTGATATCACCTTCCGTGCGCCGACAAGTATGGTTTCCCGTGGACCTGCAGGATGGCATCACACCTGGGTGAATGTCTACGATAAGACCGACCTGGTTGAGGCTACTGATGTAAAGCATGAGTGCACAATCATTGATCGAATTGATGAGTGGACCGTTTTTAACACCAATGGAGCCATTACCGGCGCCCCAACTCTAACCGCCGAGCTATATATCGGACATCTGTTCGTATTGCCATTGATTCATGATATCTTCGTGGAGCGTGTTGGCTTCTTCCTGGTGCGTCTTCTCCAAAACCAGACATACGATACCAGTGCCGCAACAACCGAGATGCGCCTAACGACTCGATTCCCGACGGAGAACATCCGCTTTGGACTCTGGCCGACAGCAAATCTTCTTGATGCTGAGAAATGGCATAAGGCAAGTTCAGTGACTGAGCGTTCATTCCAAGAACGCGTTGCTGTATCGGTTAGTGCGTTGGCAACAACTGCAGTGACCAGTCTCACTAATGTGTTTGGTGCTGGACGTGGTGAGAACTTCACCTATTTCGAGGAAGCGGCAACTATTGATACCGCCCATCTCAAGTCTCATGGTGCATATCTCACACCTGTTGATGCCCCTATGGCGTACTTCTCCAACTACCAAAGCACACGCTTCGGTGCCAAGGCTTGCAGTGGTGCGGTCGACAAGGGACAAATTAGCTTCGCTTTGGAGAATGGTGAGTGGGAGTTCAGTTCTCACTTCGATATGTCTCGTGCACGTGAGACTGATCTAACTCTCAAGTCGTCGGTTATTAGTTCCACTACAACCGGAAGAGTGGTTATACAGACTACCGCTATTAATTTCCTCATGATCGCGGAGGGTTCTGCTGTGTTAAGATTCGCGTCTTAGTCCATACAACAGCAGTAATATTCCTGACGGTTGTATAAGAATAAATAAAAAAATGTTAATAAATAATATTTTTTTTATAATGACATCTTAGCAAAGATATAAAATTATTTAATTATATTTTTTTTCAAAATAAGATTGTAAAATAATAGATAGTTAATACATTAATCATCTAAAACATTTGGAAATGGGTAACGGTAGTAAAAAAATTGATTAAAATAAAATTGATTTAAATAATATTAATATTATAATATTAATACAATTATATCAACATGTTATCAACTACTAAAGAAACCTTTGAATTTATAGCCAAAAATTGGAATAAAGATATGTATAAAAAGGAAAAAGAAAAATATAAAAAAATCTGTTCTCATATTTTATCGCATGAAACAGATATATCTATAACTTGTATAAGATGCAAAACTATATGGGATGATAAAAATATGGCATCTTATATACATGGTTGTTGTAGTCAATGTGATAAAACTGCTCAACCCTGTTTATCAAATCCAATAAATAAAGAATATGTATTAAAATATATTCCTAAACAATATCATCGTTATTTACTTTCATCCATCGACGTTTATGGAGTTGAAATGATAAAATGTAATTCTGGTAAAGTTATTTGTACTTTGAAGAATTCATATCCGTATGACGGTGATGATAAAGATGATTATTTATACATGGATGAATACGATAAGAGTATATCTTCTGAACCGATTGAAACGTGTACTATAAATGATAAAATACATGATAATATAATTTTAGAATCAGATGATATTGTACTATCAGATATAACACTAAAACTTGAAATAATTTCAAGACAAGAGATAATACTAACATTAAGTGAAACTATATCAACAAATGCTGTTCCATTCTCAATAAACCCACATAATTTACATGATTTAGCATTATATTATTGTCATTAATCATCTAATACACTTGGAAATGGGTAATGTTTTTTACAATAACAGTAATTACCTGATTGTGTATAGTAAATATTACCATAACCATAAAATTTACCATTCTGAGAAGGAACATAATTTGAATTATAAACAATTACATCATTATAACCAGAGACTTCATTATGACCGCAGATAATACAAGTATCTTTTATTTTATTATTATGAATTAATTTAATATCAAAGTAGAACTCATCTGGTACTGTACAATCAAAAGGATTAAATGTTAAATCCTCTGATAAATGGGAAAGAAAGACCAAGTTATTTATGTAGAAATATATCAGGTGTATTACACGATACATCAAAACCAAAATTTACACGGCTAGAAACAGTCAAACCTTGTTAATTTATTTTGGATCATTTTTGTTCCATTTTAAATTTCCGAGGGTGTAAACTTCAAATATTCTATATCATATGTATGTTTCACATCACACATACAAGTTATAATCGTATATTCGTTTTTTATTTCCGCTTTTTTCAACACATGGGTTGAATATTTTTTAACTTTTTCATTGATTTTATCGAATTTATGTTTTGATACGAAAATAGGTTCTGGAATATCCATTATTTGTTTTTTTTTATTGTTGTTTCATCTCCTTACAACATATTCAAATTTGTTCATATCGGTATTTATTAATATAAGATCAACTATTTTAATTGAATGATCATCTGTCAATTAAAAAAAATAAACGAAAAATGGGTTATTTCAAACACATCATATGGGATGGGGGTGGGGATGATGATATTGTTGTATCAGTATACGTACCAGATCATATTAATGTTGATGAACATATGCGCTGTACTAAATGTTGTAATAAGGTGCATTATACCAGAACACTAACGCATGTTCATACTAAAGCACGGTCGTGGGTTGGAGATAAAGAAATCAGTCATTATACCGATAAATACGAGTGTTTCCGTTGCACCGGCAAAAATACATTTGATGTATGTGACGGATGTGGCATGAATACAGATACTGAAGAGCTTCAAGAACTTCATGATTATACACCATATATTAATATTTGTCGTAAATGTAGAGATGCACGAAAAACATTTGAAGTAACCGATAAATATGTATTATATATAGCGAACACCATTGGGGTTCCCCTTTGGCATGTGTTAGGACGAAAAAAAGCATGCATGCACTGCAAAGACAAAATATGGATTACATTTTTCGACAAAAAAATATGCTCACCTGATTGCCTGAAACAGACTAATGAATTCATTAATAAAAAATATCACCTACGTGTTAAACAAGACGTCATACAACATAAAAAAGAACTAGATGCATATATAACACAGAAAAAAAAATATACCCAACAGATATCAAAAAGACTAAAAGCCGATTTTGGGTTGAAGTCCGGCGATTTTCGTGATATAATGGATATAAAAAACATAATTAACTGGATACGCCCAGTCGGTTCCTGCATACCGAATGAAACAAAAACAAAGCGCGCTGCACTACTACGTCGCAAATGGATTCGCGAATGCACAGATATTGTCAAGGGTAAACGTTTAATCGATATATCAAAGGTCATCAATAAATATATTGATATAAGACTGCCAGCAGGCATACCACAACCGAAGCCAATACCAGCGTCGCCTCAACGGTTGACAAAAAAAGATATTGCAACGTATTGTGATGTTGGAAAATATAAAGGTGTCGATTTATATGATGTTTTTGAACAGAATGCAGGGTACATCTACAAAAAAATAGATAAATATGAACCGAACACATTAAAGACCTATAAATATAAAAAAATTATTTTGTGGTATATATTACGAATTCACGATTCGATGGTTCACAGAACAGATTGGGATGATAAAGAAGCAATAATAACATCTGAACACAAAAATATATATTTCTACAAAAAACGGAAAGACGGATCACAGATTCGAAAACCAATACATTCATGATTCGTTCAGATACTATGGGTATTACATCAAATTTGGTTGTTGTTTTTTTTGAATAGGATCAAAAAAAAAAAAACAAAAACGAAGACAACCATGACTAAATCTACATCTGATGCTATCACTGATCTTTGTATTGCTATCCTTGTTTTTATTGGTATGATATTGACATTAACAATATGCGTGATAGTGCAAATGGCACGCTGTATTGGTTTACAGTCAACATTAAGAATATGTAACTTCATTCTCGGACCGCCAATGGCTGAAAGCACGATACATAGTTCGTGAATTATTTGTCCAGATACCATTAAAAATTGAATTGTACCTATTTTTAAAACACAGAAAGAACGTTGTTATAGTCGGCATATTCCATTATGGCTTCCATTCACGTTGCTGATGAGGTAGTTGCGGGGGGTATTGCGCCAGCTGTTATACGGCTTACCACGGCGGATGTGTACGACGAATTGATAATGGAGTCATACGTGACCGGGGATGGCGAATTGGACTCCACTTGTGTATTGGACCGAGATGGGTTTGAATGGGTTCTTGGTCCAGTGAATGAGTCTTGGGATCGGTTCAATATGTTATACAGGGGTTCACGAATGAAGGTCTTTGATGGTCCTGACGGAATTTCATATCTGAGGTATTGTTTCAGTTGTGGTTATATCGAGGATGTACCTCTGGAGATTGTTGATCATCTTCTGGTGTTGTTGGCGAATACAAGGACTGAATATCTATCATTCCTTGACACTGAGGAAGAGTCAGCATTGCTGAAACTTCATGCAACATTAGCCAAGAACGGATATACTGGCACCAATGGATTTCGAGGATTTCCAACAAATGACGATAGTCAGTGGTGGGGTCTATTTAGTCTATTCCGTGAAGAACATACATCGCATGATGAAATCTGGATAACCTACAATGGTCAACGTGCTTCTATTACTGTGGACCCAAGAGATACAACAAAGTATATAGCCTCAACTGTAGATCATTCGACCTTCGTGGTATCGCCAACAATTATCTTTACCGATGTTGGCGAACTTCTGATGTGGCTTAACCGCATCGCCACGGAGGTTGATATCATGGATGCCGAAGAGGGGGAAGCGGTTGAAGCAGAACGACTACATTCGGAGATGGTCGGTTATGCCGAATAAATATAGTATTTGATGTCACAGAATGTTAATGTGGTATTCCTACCTGGGAAGCATATTATGTAACATCAAATGGGAGACAGGGTAATGCATATATAAGCAACCTTGGGTAGTTTTCATCTGGGAGATACAACTATTTTTTTTAGTTCGGAAGGGTTGAATTATGGTATGTTAAATTTAGTTTTCTGTTAAAATTGATAGAATAAATTATATGTGTAAATATGGTCATAATATAGTGATAACCATGAAAGTAGTAAAACTAATTGAGGAAATAAAGGACACACCCAAATTGGAAAATCTTTTTGGTGGTTGTAAAAAACAATCAGATAAAGGATTTTTATTTGAGAGGTTATGGGACATAGTAATCAAATTTGGTTGTTGTTCATTATTTCCGAATACAACATTTAAACATGTTATTGGAAATATAAACACAGGAAATCCGAAACTATTGAAAAGTCTAAAACAATATATATTGGAAACAAAAGTAAAAAGCGGAAATTCTGGTGGATGTTCCGATATAACATTGTATAATCCGACAGAAGATAAATATATATTTATTTCATGTAAATATTTTAAGGGAACAAAGGCAAAAGCTGTTAGTAAATACGACATACAGAATATAATTTCTGTTATTGATGCAAACAAAGAAATATATAAAAATTTCGAGATTTATGTTTTCGTAAATGACAAGAAAAATGTATTAAAGAAAGTTCGAAGGGCTAACATTTCGAGTACATATATAACAAAATATATGACCAAGAAACATATTTTTGACATAAACGATCTAGCAGAATCATATAAGTTTTTGAGAAAAGAATTAAAACATCATCATATCGCAAAATATGACGATGTTTTCGGATTCGGAAAAACAAATCTCGTTATGAGATTTCATCAACGGTTGATATGTGATAAAACATATCAACTGATAAGCGAGGGCAAAAAAGATATCCTGTTGGGTGGCAAGCCAAGATGTGGTAAAACTTATATATGCGGTGGTATCATTGTTATATTAAAAGAAATATGTGAAACATTTAATACATTGATAATTACGCCAGCACCAACAGAAACGGCTCCGCAATTTACCGATGACTTATTCCGTGCTTATAAGGAGTTTGATGAATGTAATATAATACATCTCAATAATAGCAAGAAAGTAAAAAATATAAAAATATTATTAGGTCCGAAGAATATCATTGTTGTGTCAAAACAATTATTACAAAAACACGTCAAAGACAAAAAAATCGATTTACCAAAAATCAATATAATGTTTTTCGACGAAAACCATTATGGTGGAACAACGAATTTATCCGAAGCGATCATTGAAACATATTCAACACCATTGACAATCAAAATATATTTAACTGCTACCTATAATAAACCATTAAAAAAATGGGATATACCTGAAGAATGTCGCCTATATTGGGATATGGAAGATGAACAATTATGCAAAAAAAGAGATATAGGATCACTGGTTGCAAGACATGGTGATGAAGTATATGATGTTATAAGTAGAATGAAAGATGAAGGATCAACAGACGATGAAATATTTAGTTTATATAAAAACTATCCGGATTTACATCTTATGACGAATATGTTTGATTCATACCGTTATGAGGTGATAAAGGAAGAAATTATGGCATCAAAATACGGGTTTTCCTTTGATGTGTTGTTTTCCTTTGGAAATAAACATAAACGTGGTTTTCGTTTTCCGACATCTGTGAAAACATTTCTCAGATATATATCGGGATCACATAAAGAGACAGACTATAAAAGTGGTGATAAGTCGATGTTTGGTAGGATAGAAAAAATGTGTACAGTAAATGAATCAAGAACACCTTTTACGCAATTATGGTTTTTGCCACCAATGGGTATCAACGAAACATCTAAGTGCCTAAAAAAACTAATGTTGGAAGATAAGATATTGTCAACATATGAGATTATGGTAGTAAATTCGAATACGGATATAAAAATAGTTGATGTGAAATCGGAAATACATAAAACCGAAACAAAGGCGAAAGCTGAAGGAAAAGCGGGTATGATATTACTTGTCGGTAATATGCTATCCTTAGGGATAACATTAAATTTATGTGATGTGGTGATACTGTTAAATAATACTTTATCGTCTGACCGTGTTATGCAGATGATGTATAGATGTATGTCGGAATCAATGGATGGACTAAAAAAGTATGGATTTGTGGTAGATTTAAATATTAGTCGTGTGGTAAACACATGTATAACATATAATATACACAAAAAAGACAAAGAAAAAAATGTGGAAGAACAGATAAAATATATAACAAAGGGGCATTTAATCAACATTGATGTTGATTTATTCGATAACAAAACTATAGATGGTGATCGGGTTGTTGCAAAAATGTTGGACATATGGAAATCTGATCCAGTAAATAACATCAAAACCGTGTTAAAACAATTGGAGTTAGATATTGTTGATTTAGAGTCATCCGATCAGGATAACATAAATAGTTATTTTAGAGAAAAGTGCAAGGGATATGTTGGTACGCAGATTTGTATATCGGATAACGTTCAACCGATAGCCAGTGGAAAAGAAAAATGTGATAAAGAGAGAAAAAAGAAAAAAGAGAAAGAGGACATACCAATAATTTCATTGACTAAGGACGTTTTGCCATTCATAATACCATTGAGTTGTATATTAACGATTACAGATAAAAATAAGGATTTCATGAGTATGCTATCTGCAATCAAGGAAGATAAGGAGTTATTAGAGATTTTTGATGATCAGACGATGATATGGTGGAATAAAAAAAATATAATAGATTGGATAAAGAATATCGTGGGAAAGTATTTTGATAAGAATTCGTTAGCCTTTGATATAACTATTAATATTAAATTATCGTTACAGAGTTTAATTGATAACCCCAAGGATTTACTTGAATTAATCAATAGTTGTCTGAAACCAAAACAAACCGAAAAAGCAACATTTGGTGAGGTATTTACCCCGATGCCACTTGTTGCTGATATGCTTGATAAATTGGATGAACATTATATGGGAAAACATGGAATAAGTATATTTAGCAATAAAGATTTAACATGGTTTGACCCGGCAAATGGGATGGGAAATTTTTCGATTGCTGTGTATTTAAGACTTATGGATGGGTTAACATGTATCAAAAACAAAAAACGGCGGAAACGACATATATTAGAAAATATGTTATACATGAGTGAATTAAACAAAAAGAATTATTTTATTTGTAGACAGATATTTGACATTGGAAATGAATATAGCCTACAAATACATAACGGCGATACTTTATTGTTAGATACGAAAAAGTCATGGAATCGAAAAAGATTTGATATTGTTATCGGAAACCCACCATATAATCAAGGCGGTATCCGATCACATACCGGCAATAAGCTGGGTGCAAAAAACAAAACAATTTGGCCGGATTTTGTAAAATATGGATTAGAACACACAAAAAAGAAAGGTTATTTGGTTTACATTAACCCATTGAGTTGGTTGAAAAAAAGCCATAGTACACATGATATGCTATTAGAGAAACATATTATTTGGATGAAATTATGGGACAACTCTCAATCGAAAGCCCGAATAGGAGCCGATATTCCCATATCATTATATATATTGAATAACATTAGAAATACAAAAAAGAGAAAAACACAAATTCAATCGATATTGAAGAGGAAGAAATTGAATTACACTGGTGAATCCTATTTAGACACGGAATATTCGATACCATTGGCATATCACAGTATATTTGAAAAAATAAGAAAGAAAATAAAAAGACATCCAGAGTTAAAATTAATATTTCATACAAAAACGGTAAAATGCGATAAAACAAAAATACCTTTGCCGATAGAATATGGAGCCGACGATATGTATGGAATCGACACATATCGAATAAAAGATGGTTATTTTGTCAAAAAAATGATAAACATTCATCCACATCATCACGATAAAAAGTTAATCATAGCAAATAAATCCAGTTTAGTTGGTGCGATGATTGATAATGGTCGATTAGGATTAGTTGGATCAGATAAATTTTATATATTAGGAAAAAAATTAAAGGTGTTAAGGGAATTCTTCAAATCACCATTATGCACAATGATTGCCCAATTTACAAAATATCGACAAGACTTTTTAGAGAAAGACGCATTTGGTTATATACCAGACATTAGATCAATTTGTGATAAATTCGATAAGGAATTCATATATAAATATTTCCGATTTACTGATGAAGAAATAAAATCAATAAACGAAATGAAGTAAATCAAAGAATATTTTTTTTTGAATGCATAAACAAAAATAGAAAAGATAGATATATACATTATGGGTGAACACGCGTCAAACTGTTTAATTATATTACTTGGCATCATCGCTGTAACATCAACAATAATAACATATCAAACTATAGATGAAACATATGATAAGGCCAATAAACTATCCGGTCCAGCATATACAGTACTCGAACAGATAAATATGGATCATAATGGTATTTCATATAAAAAGGATATGAATCTGACACTAATATATCAGGAATGTGTAAATATACATTACCAACATTTGAAAAAAGATGGTCTCTCAAGTTTAATGAAGATTATGCCCCAAAAAACATCAATCATTTCAAGAATATATTTTATAAAAAATACCCAGGATTACTGGAAGTCCTACAAAGAGAAAGAAAAAATAGACGCTAAAATAATAGAACAGGCAGTACCACAATCTCGAGAAGTCTGCCTTTTACTACCATAAAGCATCATAAGATTATTATTTTGCATCCGAATGTCTGTTGTCGAACTAAAGATGAAAGCTAAGAAAAATATATTTCAATTTTTCATAACTTCAAAACTATCTCTTTTTCTCCCCAGATGGTTTTTCCAGTTTTTTTGAAGCCTACTCTCAGATAAAATTTTTCTGGACTGTGCTTTCCGGGAACGAAGGATGAATATAGCTTCTTGTAGCCTAATTTTTTTGCATAAGCCTTAGCTCCAGCTACAGCTTTTCGTCCTATTCCCAAGCCTTGAACATTTTTCAATTCCGGGACATTCGTGGCAACCATCAGTCGGATCAGAAAGGCTCCTGGCTGGTAGTTAGAAGGTTTGAAAAGGTAGGGCTTAGGGTTAAAACGCAGAAGAATAATACCTACGTGTTGTTGTTTGTATTTGATAGCCCGCATCCAATAGGCTACGGGCTGACCCTCATAGGTCTCTGGCTTGGACTTTCCTAGCCGGAGGGTAGCCTTGATAGGAGCCACATATTTTTTCTGTTCCTTAGAAACCTGTAATTTGACCAGCTTGGCTATATTTGCTTTAGTGACTCTAACTAAGGTAACGCTCATATAATATATTACTTGATATTTGAACTTTTTGAACAAACTTTTTTGAACAAACTTTTTTGAACCCGAAACATATTATAT